CTTTGTAGACAGATTTATATTGATTATATTTGTTTTGTTTTAGGCACTTTTCTGAACAGTACTTTCTGTGAGTCCCATAGTTTTTATTTTCTATGGGATCACCACAAGAAGCACAGTAGACGTTCATTTTTTATTTAACATTTTATCCACAGCTATGGACTCAGGATCTTTACCTAGCATTTTATCCACAGCGTCTCTGTACATATCGCCCACGGACAACCCAACTTTAATGTTGTGTAACGCACCGTGAATACTAGCACCACGCAAAGCGTCTGGCTCTTTTTCTAGTAATTCGTTGACTGCTGTTTCTATAATATCCATAGCATTTTTTACTTCTGGTCTCATAATAATCTCCTAAATTAAAGTATACCTAAATTATAAGTTAGATCACTTAGTTCCCATAACTTCATCAAAACATTTTTCCTTAATAACATAAGAGTCAACATCACGTACTAAGACTTCGTTAATGTCTAGGTTAAGTGACTGATATGCGGTGTTAGTTTGAGTTTCTTCAAGAGTGACACGTTTCTCTAATCTTTCAAATTTACCCTCGTTAGCTTTTTTTACAGCTTCTTCAGGTGAGTTAGCTTTTACAGGATACATATCTACTTGCATAACTGTAAAAGGAACGTAATAAGTGGTAAGATTTTTATTGTCGTGCACAAGAGTAAGTGTAGGTTTCTTCATGTTCTTTCCTTATAAAATAGAAGTCGTGGGGTTATGATAGCTCAACTAACAACCACCCCACTAAATTAAACTGCGTTTTTTGTCGTCTTGAGTTTCACACTTAGTGACCTTTTAAAAGTCACGTTTTCCTTCTCGGAGTCTTTCGACTTACGTTTAACCTAGTTTTATTAAGCCTTAGATCCTAACCAAAATAAAGTGGAATCAAAAGATAATTTTAATAAATAGTTATATGGAAATAACTATAGAAATAAACATCTTTATATTAAAAATTAAATTAGTCAAACGCACCTAATAACCAGAACACGAGTAGGTATCTATCCCCACTTTTAACTGGCAGACCACGGTGCAAGTGCGAAAAGCTAGGGAAAAATAAAGCATGTCCAGAAGGCAGAGGGTCAACGATTCCCCTGCCATGAAACGCTGTACCCCCACCTTCATACTCACCAGTGTTTAGGGGAACTACAACGCTAATATCTGCAGACGTATCATGATGCCACGCACCTTGATTCTTATCAGCTAAGTTGTAGTTCGCTAACTGTATTGAGCCAGGACGGTCCACGTATCTTTGCCAAACACTCATGAACACAGGGTTCATATAATTAAGTACTACCGACCAAAGATTATTAAACAAGTCAGGACAACGGTCATGGAGCGTAATCTCTGGGATTTGACGGAGCTTGTCTTCGGTAGGGTTTACATCAAAACCAAAAACTTTTTCCATGTTTTTTATTTCGTCAAGCATCATAGTGCAAAATTCTTGTGTAAACAAAGGCATAGAATAAACGTCTTTAACTTCTTCTTTGATGTATTCTTGCACAATATTTTCTATGTCTACTTGTGCCCACTTGTCTTCGTATTCTTGTATGGCTGGTTCGCTTTCTTTAATAATTTCTAGGGTTGTTTTGTCTATACACCAATCACTGTTAATACCTAGCATGGTATTCTTTAGTCTATAGGGAGCTAACTTACTGTATTCAGGCATCTTCTTTCCTCTCTGGGTTTATGAGTTCAAAATAAAATTTTTTGTTTTCTATGTGTTCAGCTACAATCTCCATCATTTCATCAATAGATGTTTTATCGTTAAATACATCTTCATCGGTCATGATGCAAAGCTTCATAACCTGAACGTGTTTAGCTTGTTTTTTGCTTTTTGACATTCTTATTTTTGCCTAGTGCTAGTTTTATAACTTTTTGTAGCTTACCAGACTTCATAAGTTTGTCCAGCTTTTTTAATGTTGGTTTACTCACAAGCCTGACCTAAAAGTTAAATTGATTCTTTCTTCAGCTAAAGGTAAGTTAGGCACAGCGTGAGTGCTTTTCATTTGACTCAAGCCGTCAAACATTAGTACATCTCCGTGTTCTAAAATGTAGTGTGTTTCTTTTTTAAGAAAGTTTTCTTTGAAATAAATGTCGCTGGTGTTGGTGTGGTCTTTTATATTATTTTGATATTCTCGCCATACAAAAACTCTAGGTGCACCAAAACTAATACTAACCACCACGTCTTCTAAACTAGGAACTGTATCGCTGTGATGAGGGATGCCTTCTTCACCAGGATACAAACCACAAAGACAAAAGGTGAACTTAATTTCTTTATCATAAACAGCAGAAGCTAATTCTTCAGCAGCAGTTTTTATACTTTCCATACAACGGTGATTAGTCCACGGTTCTGGATCCATGTGTTTACCAGCGTAATCAAATGGTGCGTCACCAAAGCCACGACTAGGTCTACCATAAACCATGCCATTTTTAGTTTTACGCACTACAGGTTCATCCCAACGGTCAAAGATGGGGTTGAAGTGTTTAAGTGCTCCCTTTAGGTAATGAATATTCTGCATCTACTGTTTCTTCTTTCTCTAGTTGTATCACTTTTCCTGCAGGCAAAATGCCACCAGTTTCATGATAAAGTTGTTTCATACGTTCTAAAACTTCTTCTTTTGACATAACGTCTACTCTGTTCACGGTCAGTTCACTACGGTTAACATAAAGTCCTGCTGCTTTACCCCTAGCGACCTCTGCAGTAACTGCAGCAGACCACGCACCATTACGCATAGCTCCCTCTCTTATATCCTTTAAGTCTGTAAGATGAGTAGCTAAATCTAGCTCTACTTTTTTACTAGCTTTTTCTTGTAGAGCTTGTATCTTTTGCTGGACTAAAGGGTTCTGGTCACTAGCCAATACATACCCTGCTTTAACAGCATTCTTTTCACTGTACCCAGCAGCGATTGCTGCTTCCTTTTGCGACATGCCCTTTGCGACATTTTGTGCAAATTTTTCTTGTTTAGGTGTTAATTTTTGTTTCTTCATTCAAATGTTTAAAAGCTAATAGTAACTTAAGATTGTTTTCGCGTCTAGTCCTAAATGTTTCTTGAGTGTCACTGCTTTTACTAAGCAATAAAATCTCAAAAGGAATGGCATAAAAATGATCCCTGTAGTAGTCTTCAATGCTTTTGATAGTCATACTCATATTATAACTTAATTTGCTAAAACTATTTTCTTCTTCTCTAGATCAAAAATAGGTAGCTTTTTAAATACTTCAAAAGTGCAATCTAATATAGCCTCCACCACTAAAGCGTCATCTTCGCTGAGTGGTCCAATAATTTTTAACCGTATGTGAGGGTCGACTTTTTTACCCTGAGCATGTTCGTGAAGAATTAAAGGTAGTACAGGATATTTTAATCTACGAGGGTCATAACCAAAGTTTTGTACAGTTTCTAAAAAGTGGTCGATGTTGATGGTTCTGTTGTATTTCTTTTCTATGGCTACTTCGTTGGCTGCCACTAAATCATCATAAGACATAACTCTAGGATCGTTATAGAAACTGTTTTCTAAATTCACTACTCAACTCTCCAAACTCTTAACATCTTTTTACCGTCTTCAGTTACGGTGCGTGTAGTTAAACGAACACGGTGTCTTTGATTATAAGCACTAGCAGCAGTGCGTAAACGTGTAACTTCTACTGCGTCTTCGTCGTAGGGAATAGCAAAACTTTGTCCAACTTCAAGTCTGTGGAAGCTCCACTTTTCTTTGTAGTTTGGTTTTGGTACTTCTATTCCGCTTTCTATTTCAGGTTGCATATTCTTCTCCTATAAGTATAGTATATATAATAAGTTAATTCCTATAAAGATAATAGGTATGATGTATAAAAATTTTAAGCCGTTTTAAGCGTTTGATCTTATAACCTAGTAGGTAGGTAGCCTTTTATAAATCAAAGCCTTATATAGCGTCACAGGGCTTCTAGGTAGCCTGATTACTATAAAAGGGTACTTTAAAAACCTTAATACACCTGTATTTTGAAGTTTTATTTATAACAGCTTTGACCACAGACTTAGCTATTTGATTGCGGTGTTCTTCAATCCACGCATAAAAATCATCTGCTTGCGATATAGGGTGGTTAGTATCTACCTTCACTAGAAGTCGTGCTGGTGTTCCTTTAACTTCCTTTGGGTTATGGTAAACCATTTCCCAAAGAAGTTCGTAGTTTTCGTCAGCCTTTTTTAACATAACCTAATTTAATATCATACTTGATATCGTTCAAATTTAATACACCTTTGTCTAAAACATCTTGTATATTTTCTATACCTTCGTATTGCTTTAGACGTTCTTTATTCTTAGCTGACATAGGAACTTTATCGGTACGAGTAAGTTTTTGACTTGTATCGTAAGGGTCACGAGCTGTTACCACATTACAATAATTATTAGGTTTGCGAATCTCAACACTGGTTTGATAATTACGCTTCATATCCATCTCCTCTGGCTTAGTAGCCATCTTATTAAAAAGATTCCAAAGTTTAACTTGACAATCTTTAAGGTTTTTAAAACTTTTAAGTTTACGATTGGCGAACCTATTGTAAACCTCAAGAGCCTTTGATTCAGGTGTGACACAGTTCTGTTCTGACATAAATGCAGGGTCACCAATACGTGGGTAACCCTGAACAATTTTATGTAGTTCTTTCATATGGACTTTCACCACCCTTGAATAATCAGGGGTGGTGAAACATAGAAACTCTATAGAGTTATGCTGCTTTGGCATACTCTATAGCTTTAACCATAGCACGGTTTTTAAGACTAGCTCTAGCACCGAACCAAGCGTTATGCATTGCTGCGTCACGGTCATGACCCCACTTATGGTCTACCACGTAGGTAACTGCATTGACAGCACCCCACCACGTACCTTTAGAACTTTTAAGGTTAGCTCCAGGTTGTTGCTCAAGAGCCTCGTAAACTTTATGAGGAGTACGTTGAAACTCTTCTAAGGTTCTAAGTTTAGACTCTGCTTGAGCTATGTCAATATTCTTACTGTTCTCTACCAGTATTTTTTCTTGTAGAGCAAGTTTAGGCTGTAGTAAATCAGCAATGTAACTTACAACTTTATTTTCGTTGTATTGCCTACTACTTAAGAACTCAGCACTTTGCTTGTACTCATCAAGGCGTGTACTTGCTAAACCTAAAGCCTGTTCTGCAGAAACGATAAGGTCTTGGTCAAATACTTTAGTGTGAGGCATTTTAAATGCAGGTTGACTCCTGTCAGCTAAAGCCATAGACAAAGTATTGTTACAAACCACACGGACTGGTGTAAACCTAATTTCGTTAGACTTACCCCACTCATGGGACACGGACACTAGTAAGTAGCCTTCAACTCTGTCGTCACCAGGCAAGGTAAAGCCGTCATTGATTTCAGCTAACCCCCATATTTGTCGACCACCACGTAAAGAACCAGCAGTGTGCATATTCATATCACCAGCGTCGGTAAACTTTTTAAAGAATGTAAAAGCATCCGAGTTTTGAGTAGGTATAAAACGCTTACCACACGGTCCAAGAATACTATTATCACTATCACGGACAAGCATATAGTGATCATCAGACATAATAAGATCGTCAGCTACTTCGCTGTCGGCATTATTATATGTGAATATATTACGCTTACTCACTGACCAATCTAGGTTAGCTTGTTTAAGCATCTCTTCAGGGGTTAGGTCGCCAGCGACTTTAACACCTAGCCCATGCCAAGGTACTTCCCCAGCGTAAGCCATAGTCTCAATATTATGAGCCATATTATTTCTCCTATAAATGCCTAGTAGTTATTTACTAGGTACTTATAAGTTTACTTAGAACTACTAATGATTAAAGGATAATCTAGTAATTAGTTAGTTTTCTTTAACATCTCCCTCTTCTGTCGAGGTAGGTAGTCTTCCCAGCAACGGACAACGATCAATTTTTTCTCAGTTTCACTAAAAGTGTTCCAATCACGTATCTCTGTAGCTGTTCTACCACAACCTTTACAAGTACGAGTACCCCACTGAGTCACAGTGCAGTGCCCTATACAAGGAGAGTCATGAAGAGAGGTTGTTTCATGCAGTAATTTTTGAGTCATCTTTACTCCGAATTAATCTAACATCATTCTGTCTAAGCCAGTCTCTAAGTCTTTGCTTACGTTCTATTTTACTAAGGTTAGTATCATTCAGTAAAGCATTATAGTAGTCAGTATATACACGGTATCCTCTGAAATAATCTCCTGCTCCTAACTGATTAAACCTAACGATCTGCCAAACACGTTGCTTAGTGATTTTAAATTTAACACCTATTTCTTCAAGCGTCATATCTGTATTAAGTGTTAACATAAATATCTCAAAGTACTTAGCTCTTTGTTTGTCTCTTTTACTAGCCATTAAAATACTCCTTATAATCTGATGTGGCTTCTCCCCAACTTACACCTACCTCTGCGTCTACTTTATTAGGCACAACTAAAGGTACACAGTCAGCCATAATCTGCATAATTTTTTCACAGGTTTCTTTAGAATCTACAGAGATATCAAGCTCATCATGAACTTGAGTATGTGCTAAGATTCCTTCTTTATATAGTTCTATCATAGCTTTCTTAGTCATATCTGCTGCTGAGCCTTGTATTAATCTATTCATAGCTTTGTACGTGTAGGAACGTTTAATATCTTGACCGTACTTATCTAAAGCCTCGCTGTAAGGTAAAGGTAAAGAGCCATACTCATTACGAGGTTCGTATAAATTAAATCTACACTTACGCCCTAACACGGTAGTAATAAATCCACGGTTACTGCCCAACCTAGCACATTGATCTCTTAAGCCTTTAATAAAAGGAACACGACTATGGAAAGTATCAAATAAAACTTCTGCTTCATCAGGAGATATATCGAGTTGTTTAATAAGTTTGTCTTTCCCCATTCCGTAACTTAAACCTAGATTAATAATCTTAGCTTCTTTACGACTTATGTTAGCCATATCTGCAACAACTTGATGAAAGTCTGCATCTTTATTACGATATGCATCTACTGCTTCTTCTGCACCTTCTTGTTGAGTCTTCATGGCATAGTGTACTGTAAGTCTAGGCTCTTGTTGAGAGTAGTCAAAAGCACCCCAATGCATATTTTCTTCTGGTACAAATATACTTCTAATAAGAGGTCCTATGTAATCGTTACGTGCAGGAACTTGCTGAAGGTTAGGATTACTACTACTAAATCTACCAGTCACAGTACCACCACCGTCACTGCGTAAAGGGTGAAGCTCTCCGTGTATTCTACCTTTGACATTATGCTCTAGTATCATCTTATCGACAAAAGTAGTTCTAGCTTTATTGAGTTGTCTAGCTCTTGATATATCTTTAGCTAACTTATGGTCATGGCTT